TGTGATAACGCAGCTAAATCATGTGGAGTACCAAATGATTCACCAGTCTTAGCAGGGTCATTACCTTCTGATTCAATCTGTTCGTGTCTAAATCCAAGTTTCAAATCGTTGATAACTCTGTATTGTTCCATCTTCCACTCATCTTCACTCATATTGAATACGTTTTTATACATCCACTCTTGAGATAACATTTTAAGGTCTTTCATATCGCTAACTAAAGATACTTTTTCAGACCAAAGGTTTGCTTTCTCTTGTTCGTAAATAATAGATGGTGTAGTAAGTTCTAATTCGAAGTTTACTAAATCTTCATTCTCATACCCCTGTGCGTATAAATGTACAACTGCAATCTTAGTTAATTCAGAAAGAACAATCTTTTGGATTCTTTCAACTGAACGTGCAAATCTGATATCTTCTTGTGCTAATGTTGCTTTACCTTCAACACCCTCTTCGTATCCAATAAATGCTTTTGGAACTTTGAGTGCTGCCATCATTCTGTTCTTTAGGTATTCAATATCATCAATACCACCGAACTCCATACCACTAAGAGAATCAATCTCAGTACCACTCTGTCCACCTCTAACAGGCAGATAGTAATCTTCCAACATATTTTGAAGATTGAACTTTAGGTTGTACTCACCTGTTGTTTCATCAACATAAGGAACTTTCTTCATCTGGTCGATGATGTTTTGCATATATGTATCAACCTCTGCAGGTGGAATATTACCAATATCAATCTTAAAGATTCTTTTTTCAGGTGCTCTCATAATTCTATGAATCATCATAGCATCTTCCATAAGAATTAATTGTTTCCAAGTCTTTCTGGCACCTTCTAATAGTGAACGGCCATAAGGTAGGAAGTTTGTATCTGTAAGTAATCTAAAGTGAGCTACTTGGAATGATTCTAAAAACTTAGTGTTGTTTCTTTGTGAGATTGCGTTTGTGTTTTGTTCTTCAACTTCGAAACGTACTGAGTATGGGTTATCCATATCGTAACCTTCTTCTCTTCTCGTTTCGTATGCTGATAATGGTGATGCGTTTACAATTCCCAACTCATCATCAATATCTAAATAAAGATAATAATCACCATATTTGTTCATACCTCTAACCCAACTCCAAAGGTTGAATTCAATATTCAATACATCATAGAATAAGTTGTGTAGGGTTTTCTTTAGTTTCTCATCTGATGAGTTGATTCTGAGTACATCACCCATATCGTTTTTAAGTGTACACTCATCTGAGTAGATATCTAATACTGATGAAATAATGGAATCTTTATCCATTGCTTCATAATCAGTATATAGTTCTAATTTGTTTGAATGATAATTAAATCGTTCATTGTAGGTTTGCCAATTCTTTCGTGAATTTGAACCATGCAATCTACCATATCTATCGTAGTACGCTGAACCTCTACGATTACCATCGCCTTGTAAGCGGGATGAATCGACTACCTTTAATTTATTTTTACCGACCTTTCTTACAACTACTTGAGTTGAGAATAATCGTTGGAGTCTACTAAATAATGATTTATCTGCCATAATTTTTGTTCTTTATTACAATATCCCTACAAACTATAAATATGATAAAAAATAGATTTACAATAACCAAGTTATATCTTCATCACCTCTACCAGTTTTTACCTTCCACGAATCTTTTCCTTTTGATTGATTCGTTCTAAATACACCTGTATTTTTAGAGGTTAATGATAATGCTCTTTTGCTAAGTTCGATACCCTGTTGTCTTAATTTTAATGCGGTATCTCTTACCCATAGAGATGTTGAGAAGGAAATTACCAAGTCATCATTGTAACCCTGTTGTGCTTCTGCTCTACTACCATTCCAAATGAATACAAACAATTCATCTATCAATCTTTTAGAACGAATAATAGGAACTCTTTCTCTCATATAGGTATCTAACTTAGATATCACCAATGGTCTGGTTCTACTTGTCATTGAGAAACCAGGCACCATCTGAGATTTATCTTTTAAATCATATCCTTTTTGTAAATGAATATCATCATCTACATATCCAAACTCTTTGTAGGAATAATATAAGTTTGAATAATTTCTATCAATTGCTTCTTGGATTACTGCCCATCCAATATTTGCGTTTTCAATTACTAATAATGCATCGTTCCATTCGGTTGCAACATTTACCAACATATTACCATAATGTTTGGTTTCAATCTTACCTCTGTATTCTGCAACCTGTTCAACCGATTCTACATCAATAACGTGAAATGCCGAATAATCAGCACCGTCTCCCCTCGCAACATCCGCAACTACAATATAATCTTTTGAGTAGTTTGGTTGTTGCCAAATCCAATAGTTTCCATCAAACCCTCTTTTCTCAACCGGCTCTTGTACATGAGTTTCTTCATACCATTGTAGAAGTTGTCCATCAACAACTGTATAACCAGATGAAATGAAATCACAATCACATTCTTGTGCTGCCATCTTTTCACCCAATAGTTGAGTTTGTTCTGCTCTCCACTTTTCGTTTCGTTCTGGATGAACTGTCCAATGGAGTTTGATTGGATTCCAACCATCACCCCCTTCACCCTTTAACCATGTCTTATGAAAGAAATTACCAACACCATTTGGAGTTGATAGTACAATTGCTTTACCACCAGTCGAAAGTGTTGATTGTGCAGATGCCCAAATTGAATCAATACCTTTGATAAACGCAGCCTCATCAATAATCAACATTGATAGTGCTTCGGAACGACCCGCATCACCACTTGCTGATGTTGCTTTGATTGTTGAACCATTACCTAACCTAAGTGATAGTTTGTTATCTTCTACGGTATCACCTCTTAACCAACTTGGTAGGTTCTCATGCATATACCTAACTTTGGTAACTAAGTTTTTAGCAACCTCTTGCTTAGTTGCAATTACCAAAATGTTTTTATCTTCGTGGAATAACATCATCCATAATGAATAACCTGCGGATAATGTTGAGATACCTAACTGACGGGATTTAAGGATTACATTGAATCGATGTTCATTGAACTCATCCATTACATCTTCTTGGAATGGGAATAAATCAAATAGAATCTTTCCCCTTTTAGGATGTTGGATGTAACAATACTTTTTAAAAAAGTAAACTGGGTTTTGAGCACATTTAACGTACTCTTCTCTAATAAGTTCTTTTATACTCTGCCCCATATACTACTTACCCAATTTCCATAGGAACTGAGTAGATAGTATTGGTTGTAAATTTTCATTGATACCAACTCCCAGTCCGAATGCTTGTTTTTTTCTTGTTCTATAAAGGAGTTGACCACCAACATAATTAAATTGATTTTGTGTACCATTTAAACCGAAACCAATATAAAATTCTCTTGGATTAATATATTTGGTTTCGGTAATGGTTACAGTTGGGTATATTAAATCGTATTGAATACTTCTTGCCATAATTTTATTCTGAGATACACTATCAGTAATTCGTAAATTTAACGAATCTAAATTCTGTACATCTTCATAAACATATGTTGCGAAATAATCTTCAAGTATAGATAGTGTATCAATCGGTTGTAGTACATTTACTGTATCAACCTCTTTAACTATTCTTGTAACTACTTTTGGAATATACTTTGGAATCTCCTTTGTAATTGTATCATATTTTACTTCGGTTTTTGTAACAATAGTTGGTTCAGTTGGTGTTACTTCACCACTACCACTACACTGTCTCATTAGTAAGATAACAATTATCAATACTAAGATTATTACATTTCTAATATCGCCGAAGTATTTATTCATTTATTTTTTGTGATACAATCCGTACACCTTATTTACTAAGTTTGTTTTTGTTAAGTTAGAATCTAACTCAACTTTAAAATCTTTCTTAGCTAATTTAAGTAGCTCATCTTTTTTCATTACTCTTAAAGAACTCTTTGTTGGTTTAGTTGATTTTCTACCCTTTCGTTTAGAACCCCCTGCTGCTTCTGCAACATCAACAATTTGTTCTTTTAAATCTTTTGCAGATTTTTTAACGTCTTTGAGTTCTTGTTTTACTCTTTTAACTCTACGTTTGGTTTCTGCTTTAACTTCCTCTACTTTGTCCTCAACAACATCAGGAATTAAATCACCATCTTCATCTTTAATCTTACCTGTCTTTTGTAAGATAACGATTGCTATTGCTAAAACTGTCGCAATCGCCAAAATAACTAAAATTGTGTTCATAATAATACTTGTTTTAAGTTTAACTGTTTAGAATAAATATTAAACTTTTTTTAATAAACGTATTTTTAGATTTGTATCACCTTTTATGATTCTGTGATACTCTAACTTTTTGATACTGATTGTATCACCCTCTTTTAATTCGAATGGTAACTCATCATCGTATTGAAACTTCCAACCCTTACCTTCTAAGATTGTAACTTCTCTATCTTCTTTATCTCTGTGCCAAACCAATTCTGATGAATCGGTGTCTACTGAGAATTCTCTAATGTAAGTATTGTTTCCTTTACTTACTTCGTTGTATGGATTACCACCACTGCCCACCACCACTTAAACCTAATGATTTTGCGTAACGAGGTAATCTACAACTCCAATATGATGCAGTTGTTTTATCTTTGGTTTGTTCACATTTGTGTCTTGCTTTGAAAGCTGCTTTTGCTTTCGGGTCTTTTAACTTTACTGCTAATTTACCACCACCACTATCGGCACCGAACTTAATCATTCGAACATTCCCACTTTTTGGGTCTTTCACATAAACTTTAAACTTACCACCACCACTATTGTTTCTCATTGGTTTTGATAGTTCAACTTTCTTACCCTGATATTCTGCCTCTACTAACATTGGAAAATCTAAAAGTACATCGCTACCTTCGTATACACCAACCTTGCCGATATCAGAACTTAGGAACATATCCAAATCTTCTGAAACTGCTTCTAATTTTAATGCTCTTAAATCGTTATAGTATTCAAAGAATTTCGTAGAACCATATCTGTATGGGTTTTTGTGTAATGCGATTTTATTATCTACATTGTACATTATACCTTCGTTGATTTTCATAATATGATTCCTTAGTTAATATATGATGTTAATTCGAATTTACCACTATCCATTCCGTATAATGAAATGTTTAATGCTTTTCTTTGTGGTTTACCATTCTTTGTTAATCCAACTGAGAATGAATGTGTTTTACCAACACCTGGTCTTAAACGATTGTGTTTACCACCCATTGCGATTTGAGTTTGCCAATCATCTTCATCAATTTCAAAACCTTTTTTCTCAGCGTACTTTCTTGCAGCATCTGCTGCATCCGATGCAGATTTATAATAATCTTCATTTATTGATTCTGAAAATTGTTTGATTATTTTCTTTTGAACTGGATTTCCTGGTCTACCTGCTAATGCTGATACAATTGCCATTCTTTCTGGAAGTTTACCCTTTTCAACAAATTTAAGAAGTTTAGTAATATTTAATCCATGTTTAGAAACGAAATCCTCAACTGCTTCGGGTCTTGTACCTGTGTAGTATGCAATCTTTTTGATTTGAGGCTCTACACCTTCGTTTACTGATTCATTTTTCTTAATTTGTTTTTTTAACTTATCAATTTCTTTTTTTACTTTAGAAACTAATGGTTTGTATTGGTCATCATTTGTAATATATCCTAATAAAGTTTCAAATTTAGATATTTTCTGTAATACTTCTTTTTCAACTCTACCTTCGTTTACTGATTCATCAACGCCTTTGATTTTTTTATTAACCATCATTGTGATATATCCATCTTTTTTCAAATCCTTTTCAAACTTTACTGCCATATCTTTATCTCTATATGCAGCTTGTGATGGTTTATCACCTTTTTTCTTAGCGTAGAAAATAACATATGCTTCGTTTACTGATTCGTTTGTGAATGGTATATCTCTCACATATTTTTTCCAGTCATTGTATTCAGGTGCCATTCCAACGGGTTGTATGTATTTTACTAACTCTCTCTGGTCTCTTAGTTCATAGATTGGTGTAGCGAATTTTGATTTCAAATCAACGTAAAAGTGTTCATCATAGTAATCAATAACATATGCACCCTTCTTACCTTTAAGGTAACCATCTTTATTATGAAGTAAAACACCAGTAGCACCAGTTGGGTTTGATTGTGATTCAATATATTTTACAGGTGCATCTTTGATTAGCTGATAGTACTTGTGCCCTCTACGTGGTTCAACCATACCTTCGTTTACTGATTCATTCTTTTTTTCATCTGAACTTTTTCCAAATGTAGAATGTACTAACTTATCTAACTTCTTATGAAATTCATCTTCTTCCGTAGAAGTTGCTTCACTTTTTTTAGTTCTCCAACCACCACCAGCATCTTTGTATTGTTTTGCTGCCCAAGCATTTGCATATGCTGATGGGTATACATCAAACTTCTTCTTTGCTTGTGATTTGTAGTAAGACCATTTAGATGGGTCGGTTGGAACATTCTCTTCAGTAAGTTTCATTACTCTCTCTTCCAATCCCTTTTCTTTTACTACTTTCTCAATCGTATCAACGTGTCCTTGTATGTAATCATGTTCTTTTTCTAATCCCATCAGTTTAGCCATCTTCATAATGTTCTTAGCGATGTTTTTAGCAACCATTACATAATCTCTTTCTGGTTTATATCCATCTCTTTGGATATGTTCTTCTACAAAGTAAAGTGCATCTTGTAATCTTGCACTTCTTTCGGCCATATCCATATCAACACCTTTGGATTCTATATCACCATATAGTTTTGATGCACCAGGACAAACGTGGAAATATTTTGTTTGATAATTTCCTACTGAAATTTCTTGTGGGTCATTTTCATCTTCACCCATTTGACTCATATCTTCATACTCATGTGAGTGAGTTACCTCTTTAATGTAGTTATTTACCCATTCATTTAATTTCATAGTATTACCTTACTTTAATTTTTTAGAAATAGAATATAAATCTAATTTAAATCCGTATCCCGCACCTTGATATCCATAATCAACATCAATTGGTAGTTTCAATTTATTCTCAATTGCTTTTGCAATAATAGCACCAATGGTTTGGTCGTTACCACCTCTGTTAACAATTGCTGTTTGTAATTCATCTAAATCCTTTGATGATTTTGCCATTGCTGTAAAGTGGATATCACCCCTACCTGGTCCGATTTGAAAATCTACCGAATACTTTTGTCCACCTGATTTAATATCTATTTTCATTATTATGCTCCAGTTTTACTGTTTGTTGGTGCTTTACCTTTATTACGATTTCCACCTTTTTTAGAATCACCAGCTTTCTTTTGTGCTGCTCGTTTTCTTCTTACAAATGTGGCTCTACCTTTTGGTCCTAATTTGTTGGCTTTCTCTTTCGATAAACAAGCGGCATATGCACCGCCTTCTTTACCATCACCACACTTACCTAACTTCTGACCATCAGAACCATATCTATCCCAACCACCACCACTTGCAGTACCAGTCTTTCCTTTACCGAACCATTTTCTTAAATCTTCGGTCATCATATTCCTTTGAATCAAATGTTCGTACATATCAGATTTAACATACTCTAACGCAAGTGATTCTTCTACACCATCTTTAGTGTAGGTTTCATATACGTTCTGAATGTACTCTCTTAGATTCATTTATTTTTCTTCTTCTTTCTTACCCCAAATCTTATCAACTGATGCTAATCCTAATGCTCCAAATGCAAGAGCTGCAACTGCGTTGACTAAAACGGGTGATGGTGCCACATGCTCTTCTGAGAATGAGTTTGCATATAATGTAATACACAATGATAACCCAGCAATGATACCAATAAATCTTTTTGATGAAGGTGTACCCTTTTCATCTTTTAATAATCCTGAAATCCAGTTAATTACTTTCTTCATTTTGTTCTCCCTTTAGTTTATCAATGAAGTTTGTTTTAAACTTCTCAAAACCTTCATCAATCTTAGCAGTGATTTCATCTTCAGATAAACCATCCCATTCTTCAATAGAACCATCCTCATTAATGAATGATGCTTTGATTGTTGTTTTTAGAACTTCTTTTTCTATCTCTGCCTGCTTCAACCAAGACTCAGCATTATTTAAAAGTTTTGTACGTTCGTATTCTTCGTACTCCCCTTTTAATTTTAAATCATGCTCCATATCAGTAACACAATCTAAACACATACCATGATATGCCTTCATCTTTAAATCAGCAGAACCAGGGTCTGTACAAGTACAAACATCTTTTTTACAATTTGGAAATCCTTTTAACTCTTCTCTTAGTTTGGCGAGTTTCCCAACCTTTACTTTGTAACCTTTACGTTGTTCCCATTGCTGACCTTTATCATCAGCCCAAACTTCTCCAACTTCTCTTCTTACAACTTCTTTTGTATCAAACGCAACTGTCTTTTTAGTTTGGGTTTTGTGTTTACCCTCTAACATTTCACTAACTGCTTTGATGTTCTTTAATTTTGCCATAACTTTATTTTGTATATAAATATCTAAATATATTTAAAAATACATTAAACCTAATATTTGGTTCAATGATGCGAATGCTCCAGTCAGTTTGTAAGTGTTACCTTTGTAAGTAAACACAATACCTTCGTTTGGTACAATCTTATCCTTACCACCAATTGCAGCAAGTCGTTCTAATTCCATTCTAAGTTTTTCAATCTTTTTAACATCACCTGATTTCTGAACTGCCTTTACGGTCTTATCTAATTCCTTCTGCATATCTCTCAATGCTTTATTTGGATTCACTACTAATACTGAACTCATAAATGAAAGTACCTCTGCACCAACACCTAAGAATATATCTTCAAACTTACGAAGATTATCTTTTGATATTTTTGCTTGGTCTTGTTTATCAGTTTTCTTTGCCCAATCTAATACTTTGGAATCTTTGATGTTTTTATTATCCAATCTGAATGATTTATCTAAGAATGCCCATCTTTTTACCAACCCCATTTTAGTTTTGTTATCCAATGATGATGGTGAGTTTTTATCAACCCAATTTTCCCACCAAGCTTGATGATAATTCGCAACACCATCTGAATCTTTTAGTTTAAATTCTTTTTGAAGTTTATTCAATTGTGAATTAAACTTACCCTGCATTGATGAAAGGTTTTTATTCTTTGGTAATTGAGTTACAGGTGGTCCTTGAATTGTGTAATTATCTTGCACATCTTTGTTGATTTGTTTAATCATACCTGCTAATGTTCTTGCAGTTGATGTATCAGCACCAATTGCAACACCATCTTCATTATAATCCATAGTTCCGTGGAATACCAATAATGGTTGTCCATAAGGTACTACGTTAACTGAAGTTGGATAGATAACTTCTAAGTTCATAAACGATGAACCTTGTTTGAATATCTTATCTCTTTGTGCTTTTGATAGTGATTTAATCGCTGATGTTAAATCTTTCATAGCAAAATTGTATGCATCGGTTAAACCACCTCTACCTTGAAACTTAGATGCAACTCCACTAATATCTAATGCGTTTTCACCACTATTTTTGAGGTGTCCTTTATTTCTTGCTGCTATTAAACCTTTATCATCTCTCCAACTAATTGCTAATGCTTGACCATCGGTTTTTTCTCTTGCGAATTCTAAGTTACCATTTAGTGCGTTTGATATAATGGTTTTTAAATCACCAAAAGTTAAATTCATTTCAATATCAAATGGGTGATTCATATGACCATATGCACCACCTTCCATAATTAAACCTTCTTTTAGAGGTTCAGTTTCGGAATCAATAGTAAAGTTTGGAGATTCTTCTTTAGTTGGCTCATCTGGATTATTTGTTTTGGCTTCTTCAGCATCTAAGAAATCTATTAGTTTGTAACCAACTGAGGTTGCAACACCCTTTATTTTATCAGACCATGCCTTATATGCTTTTGAACCTTTTAAATCAGTATATCGTTGTGATTGTGCATCCAAACCTGCTTTACCAGATGGGAAATATGATACTGGGTATTTATCTTCTATACTTCTGTTATCATCTGCGTAGATTGAATCATCATCGTTTCCTAAAATATAATCCACAACTTGCCACCCTAATGCCTCTGCCGTATCATCACCAATTTTCTTATAGGTTTTAGAGTTACCATATGTAAATCCCGGCCCATCATCAACTACACCCTTTCCACTAACTGGTGTAGCGGATGCTTCTGAGATTAGTTCATTAAAATCGAATGTTGATAAGAATGATTCCATCTTACCAAATATCTTTGTTAATCGTGTTGTAATTAATGTAAAGATTTTAGAATCGAATTTACCATCATACACTTTTTTGAATCCAGTGATTTTATCAGATTCAGAACCTTGTGATAAAAGTTTTCTCGCTTCAGTTCCACTCATACCACCACCACTTGATGGTGCTACATAAACATATCCCTTATCCTCATATCCCTTATCGATTCTATCTGGATGGTATGGTTCAAAGTATTTACCTTTTAATCTGTATCTATCTTTCTCACCAACAACAGTTACGAAGGCAGTTGTTTTATTATCGAACTTACCAATAATTTCTTTAGGTGCATATGGGTTTTTAATTTCAACGATTTTGCTCGATGGGATACCAAACATCTTCATCATAATCATTTTCTTTTCTTTGAATTTAAAAGGTGATTTGATGTTATCGGTTTTATTAGATGTTCCAATGTAAACATTATCTTTACCAAACTTTTTTACTAAGTGTTGGTATGTACCATAATGCCCCTTATGGAATGGTTGAAATCTACCTGCGTAAACAACTACCTCTTTTTTTATATCTTCAGTTAAGATTCCCTTAACCCACTCTTTTATTAGATTCCCCATAATGATAAATATCCTTTAATTAGTAGAACCACTTTCTAAGGTTTCAATTCTACTTTGTAAATCTTTTATTATTTGTTGTTGGTCTTGAATTGCTTTAATCATTGGTGATATGAACTCTTCATATTTCAATGATAAATATCCCTCGTTTCCATTATAACCACCAAAATCATCTATATGTACATCAAACTCAGCAAGAGATTGTGATACTTCCTGCGCAATCAATCCGTAGTGGGTTGTATTATCATCTTTGAAATCGTACTTAACTGGTTTCAAAGATTCTATAAATCCTAAACCTAATGGAGAAATTTCTATATTCTTTTTTAGGTTTCTATCTGAGAGTGTATCTACTGAATTTTTAAGATATGCGGTTTGCCATCTTTGTTTTGGCCTACCCAGTGTATATCTTGAACCTGATACAGATTCAAATAACGATGATGTAATAATTGGTGCAAAGTGTCCTTTATGTGCGGTTACCTCTTTACCATCCCATGTTAAGTAAGTATCTTTAAAGTGAAGTGTTTGTGTATCAATAGCAGCAACTCTTGCGGGTTCAACCATTCTCATTTCAGTTAATGCCCAACCCAATCCATTTACACCACTACCAACAGTACCAGTTGCATTTGAACCACTATACAGCATTCCAATTCTAACTTTAAATGCATTTTCAATTGATTTATTGGAATTGTTTGTTGCTTCTATTTCTAAAATATCGGATATTGGAATATCAAATACAGTCCAACTTTTTTCAGTTGCGTTTTCATCTTTATACACTTTTGTGTAGTATGTGGTTGAACCTGAAATTATATCAATTTTATATTGTGGGAAGAATCCAGTAAATCCACCACTATATGGGTGAGTAGTCCCCCTTGCAGCAAATTGTAAATGTGCGTTCTTATATTCAGAACCTGCGAATGATTCTGAAATATGTATAAACTCCGATGTTAATGTTTTGTATACATTTGAACCTGTTCTAAATGTATTTTCCTTATTAAATACTAATTGATTTCCTATTAGGGTTGGTGATAAAGATGAACTTGCATTAGCAACGTTTTGTAGAGTAAAATCATTTATAAATTTATAATCTTTACTAACACCACTTATATCATACCAACTTTTAAATTCAGCAGGATATCCCACACCATCTAACGTAGAGCCTGTAACCAACATTTGTGGTGTAGATTGGAAAATCGAAGATAATGACCACTTACCATGTGAACCTTGAAATGATGTTTTAGAAGAACCAGTTAAGGATGTTAATCTTACATCCGTTGATGATGTTGAATATGTTTCAATGAATGGTAATTGGTATCTAATTGATGGTACAACTGGGTTTTGTACTCCTAATTCTACAATTTTACCACCTAAGTAAGTATCTTGTATAAAACCACTACTAGCTCTTAAATCTCCTTTAACTTCTAATGTAGTATCAGTTAATGAGAATAACGAAGAACTAATAATTAATGAACCATTAGAACCTGATATAAACCCACCAGCTGCTCCAAAATCAAATTGATTTGCGTTAATATTTAAATCAGAACCTGAAATAGTACCACCCGAAAAGTTTACCTTAGAACCTGTAATGTTACCCGATTCATCTACAAAGAATTTAGATGAACTTATCTCACCACTACCACTTATAGAGAATGTTACTTTTTCTACAAATGAGCCCGATTGATACCCCATAGAGATTTTACCACCTTGTGTGGTAGAGTTGTATGTGTTTGTTGATTCATAATCAACTGCGAATTTATCAAAAGACCTACTATTAAATTCGGCATCATCAGGATAAAGAGATGCCAATTCAGCGGCGGTTAAATCGGTTTGAACTCGTATGTTATCTAATCGTTGAGTTACATTTATTGGGTCACCACCCCTATCTACATGTTCTCCTAAAGCTTGGTTTAAAGCAAATGGTGCACTTATATCAATAGAGCCTGATTCTGCAATATCCAATGGCCATATACCATTTTTGATTTCTAATTCAGATGAAGATGTGGTTTCTGTTATTGCAAGAGTATGTCTAAGTTTTAGTGGCAATCCCCTACTACCACCCTGCCAAGATGGAATATCTAATACGCCTGGACTTGTATTCCACGTTGTTAAACTACCAGATGTTTCTATTTCAAACCAACCTGCAAGTGAACCTGTTGTAGTATCAATACCATTTAATATACTAATTACATCTGGGTTTACAAACCATCCAGGTTTTAATAATGCGGCGTATACGTTTGCTTCATTATTAGTATAGTTTTCTGGAGAAACTTCACCAGTAATAGAGAATATTGATTCTGCTGTAATTCCCAAAAGTTCAGCTGAACCTGAGTATTCAAGGCCTTCCCCAAATGAATCGACCAATCCTCTTGTTAAGTATTCTGACCAACTGTTTGGAGAAACACCACCAAATTCTGCTATCTGTTGAATATACACAAAAGATGAACCAGTTATTGTATTGAATTGTGATATCGTTATTGAATTTCCACTATAAACTGTTGTTGATTTCGTTGGTGTAATCAAAGTGCTATCTGGTTCAGTTTCAACAGCCACATATGATGCAGTTAAAAAGAAAGTGTGGTAACCAGTACCAGTACCGAACCCATCTAACTCACTTAAATCAACCGAACCACTTGAAACCCAAATGTATTGAGTTGTTGGTGAATATCCTGAACTAGATGCAGTCCAATATGCATTTATAAAATCAGTTTCGGGTGATGTAGAATTTGTATTAAATACAAATCCATCCTGTGGTACGAATAATTCATAATTAGTTTGGAGCGTAAATTGTTGTGTATCTACTGGCGACCAATTCAGTATAGATAGGTTAACATTAGAAGAAGATACTTCAGTTGTTGATGCTGAACCTGTTAATTGTGATAAATCATCTATATTGATATCTACGAATCCATCTAAATCTATTCCATTTGGAAAAAGCCCAACTCTATCATCCAATGGAACTCCTCTGGTATCTGTAAATAGTCGTATCAAAAATCCATCTGATGTTGGGTTAATATTATAAGCAGGGTTCTCAGGTAACTCGAATGCAAGTGCATCTACACCCTCTACCGTTGATAAGAATTCACTAATAACATCAAAGTTTTGGAATTCAGAATCAAAGGCAAATCGACCATTAACTATTGATGATGAATATGCGGCAATAGATGCTGTTGGATATGATATTGATATAGATGATGATTGAAATTTCGCACTAACTGCTACTGATTGATTAGCTGCTGAATTGTATTGTAGTGATTCTGTATAGAATATTTCAAAATCAGAATTTTCTGTAAATAGATTAACACTATCTAATGTTATATCTGTACCCACTATACTTTCTATACCCATATTAGATGAGGTAACACCTGTTATGTTGATGGTTGCTCTACTATCAACATCTGCTGGAATTTCGGCGGCAGAATCAAAGCTACCACTACGTTCACTAATTGGAGTAAATTCTTCCACCAATCGTAATGCATCGAAATTAGATGATGATATGATGAAAGATGCTATTCTACCCGCTTCTGCGTAAATAGTACCATTTAAGATTGCATCACCACCTGGTTGTAAATGAAAGTTAGATGAGCTAATTTCCAAATTACCATTTGAACCACTAACAAATTGAGATGCACCACCTAAGAAGAATCTATCTACTGTGATGTTTGCGTTAGAACCACTTACTAATAATTCTTTTGTTGTGTTATCCCAAACAAATTGAGCTTCGGAAGAACCACTACCTAAATAGAAGTTACCATCTGAATCTAAGTATGATGTAAAATCATCTAATGAACCATTTGCACCTGCGATACCATCGTGGAATCCAAATACATTTGAAGTCATTAAAAGACCAGGAGATGCAATCGGGCCAACTCCAGTTAGGTTTTCATTAGCCCAAGTGAAATCTTGATTATCAGCACCAGCCTCTCCTTGTGCTCCAGTTTCACCCTGTCTTGCTTCTGAGATTGACATTGTTTTTGCCAAACTAACACTTTCGGATGTTGCGGTTATTACAATAGAACCTGTAAATGGTGTTGTTGAATTTGTTAAGGTTACAGTATCACCAACCAATGTTGTTGTCATATGTGCTGGCGCAGTTCTACTGATTGTGTAATCACTAGTAACATCCGATGTTCCTTGAAAAACTATAATATCAGTACTTGCTCCAGTAAACGATATAACTTCATCTGATGAACTTATAGGTAAAGTATGTGAATCGTTTGTTAAGAATGCCGTAATTGCTGATACACCATCAGTTCCATCTGCACCATTCTCACCATTAGTACCACCTTCTACTTTGAATATTTTTACAGAATCTTCCAATCCATCTTTTGTAGCGGTAATCGTAACAGGTAAATTAGATTTGGTAGAATTTAAACCACCTGTATTTAATGCTCCACTAAATGATATACTACCACTTACAATACCAGTACCACTACTAACATCGTTATTATCAAAATCAAAATTAGTAACATTTCCACCTGCGGTTGATATAGTAATATCACTACTACTAATTGTACCACTAAGGTTTTGTTGTTGGAAACTAAAGATAATTGATGTTGGGTCTGCCGAAGTATCTGCAGTATCATCAAATGCAAATACTTGTGAATCTAAACTACCAATCAATAATTTAGCAGATGTTCCATCAGCACCAGCAACACCTTGTTTAGATTTAACTAAACTCATTGTTTTTGATAAAGAAACACTAGCAGAGGTTGCAGTTATAATAACCGAACCACTATCATTTGCAAGTGCGCCGATATTCACTGTCTTTGGTGGTGCAAGTGATGAACTTACCCCAGCACCATTAGATGCTGATATTGTATAATTTGATGTTACATTTGTAACTCCCTCAAATACTTCCATATCAGTAGAACCACCAACAAAAGATACAATAGTACCATCGGTTGCTGCAGCGAATGTGTGCGCTTCATTTGTAAGGAATGTAGTAACACCATCTACACCATCTGCTCCAGCTGCACCACTATCACCTAAAACGGCAATAGCCATGAATGTACTATCCCCATTACTTAAATTGGCCCAACCATTTTTATCAATATGTGTGATATCTACCGTTCTCCAAGAACCATTATCTGTTTGGTCGGTTACATAAGCTGATTCGTAATATGATTGATTTGCTTCTTGTCTAAATGTAATTATAGATTTGTTAGGAGTATTTGTTGATGATGTTAATTGGTTTAATAATGGTGCTACTCCCAACCCATCTAAATCTGTTTCACTTATATAAACTTCAGTAGCTGAAGCTGGGTCGGTAGCGTTAAATCTAAATTTACCCGAACCAGGGTCTGCTTCTGTTGTAGATGTAG